CGGAGCGAGTTGAAGTTAATCGACTTAACATTGCGGATGTTTATTGAGCCGACACTAGAGTTAGACCTTGGACTACTAGAGCAGCACCTTGAAGATACCAAGGAGCGCAAGGACAAGTTGTTGCGTGATGCCAATGTCACCGACAAGAAAGACCTGATGTCTAATCAGAAGTTTGCCGACATGCTAAGAGCCTTGGGTGTCGAGCCGCCGATGAAGATAAGCATGACAACAGGCAAAGAGACTTACGCATTTGCGAAGTCCGACGAAGATTTCAAAGCACTACAAGAACATGACGACGACAGAGTTCAGTCGTTGATCGCTGCACGTTTGGGTAACAAAAGTACCCTTGAGGAAACACGTACAGAGAGGTTCATAGATATTGCTAAACGCGGTACACTTCCTGTACCTGTTAGATACTACGCCGCGCACACTGGTCGATGGGGTGGGGCTGACAAGATGAACTTGCAGAACCTGCCAAGCCGAGGGCCGAACGGCAAAAAACTAAAACGTGCGATCATTGCACCCGAAGGACATACGATTGTCGAGGCTGACAGTTCACAGATCGAAGCGCGTGTACTTGCATGGTTTGCGGGACAAGATGATCTGACCGCTGCGTTTGCCAACGGCGAGGATGTGTACGTCAAGATGGCTGCACGTATATACGGCTGCGATGAAGAGGACGTAACAAAAGACCAACGCTTTGTTGGTAAGACTACGATCCTTGGCGCAGGGTACGGCATGGGTGCCGAGAAGTTTGGTATACAGTTAAAGACATTTGGGTTTGAAGTACCGCCTCACGAAGCGCGGCGTATCATACAGATTTATCGGGATGCCAACTGGAAGATCAGTAAAGTATGGCGTGATGCGAACTTTATGGTGCAGCAGCTATCGAACAACAGAGCGGCAGCATTTGGTCGTAAAGATATCATCACAGTAGACGCTCAGAACCAAGGGCTGATACTGCCGAATGGACTGAGCATCTTGTACGAGAACTTGTACGCGGAGCAGAACGAACAGGGTCTGGAGTACAGCTACAAAACACGCAGAGGTCGCACCAGAATATATGGCGGCAAGGTAATAGAAAACGTGTGCCAAGCGATAGCCCGTTGCATCATAGGCGAACAGATGCTAAGAATTAGTAAGAAATACAAAGTGGTGTTAACGGTACACGACTCAATAGTTTGCTGTGTGAAAGACAACGAAGTCGAAGAAGCTCAAGCGTTTGTTGAACAGTGTATGAGGTGGACACCCGATTGGGCAACAGGTCTGCCAGTAGACTGCGAAAGCGGCACGGCAAAATCATATGGAGACTGTGAGTGAGTATCGCACCTTGGTCGTTTAGCAAAGCTAAAGCGTTTGAAACGTGTCCGAAGCAGTTCTATCACGAGAAAATCTTGAAGGAATATCCTGTCGAGGAGACAGAAGCCATGCGTTATGGCACCGAGTTCCACAAGGCTTGCGAAGATTACATCGGATCAGAAGTGCCGATCCCACCGAAGTTCGAGTTTATCAAGGCTACACTAGATGCGCTGAACAATAAGCGCGGTGTAAAGATATGTGAAAAGAAGTTGGGGCTTACTGCTGACCTAGAACCGTGTGACTTCTTTAGTAAGAAGGTTTGGTTCAGAGGCATAGCTGACCTAATAATCGTAGACGTGTTGGCACAAGTTGCATGGGTCATCGACTACAAAACAGGGAAGTCATCGAAGTATGCTGACAAGGGTCAGTTAGAACTTATGGCACTGACCGTCTTTGCACACTACCCCGAAATCAAAACGGTAAAGGCAGGGCTTCTATTTGTTGTAGCAGGTAGCTTGGTCAAAGCCGAATATGAAGTTGAACAGAGCGCAAGTCTTTGGGAGAAATGGCTTGGAATCTATGGTAAAATGGAGAAGGCGTTTGAGACAGATGTGTGGAACCCCCGCCCATCTGGTTTGTGCAAGCGTCACTGTCCAGTAACTGAATGCCCTCACAATGGGAGAAACTGATGCCATATACAAAAAAGAAACGCCCATACAAGAAAGAGTATGAGCAACAAAAGAAACGCGGTGAACATAAAGATCGCATGGAACGTCAACGCGCTCGTCGCAAGATGGACAAGACTGGTAAAGATGCCAACAAAAACGGCAAAGCCGATAAACGAGAAGGCAAGGACATTGCCCACAAAAAACCGCTAAGTAAAGGCGGGACAAACAAAGACGGTGTAAAAGTACAAAGCCGCAAAAAGAACCGCGCAGCGGGTGGGGCCATGAGCAGCCCGAAGAAAAAGAAGTAGTGATTCACTACCACGGAGAACAACATGCAGGTTATCAACGACAAGGCGTTGTTGCTGAAGGTAAGGAACCCTAAGCAGATTACGGCTGTCATACCGAAAAGTAAGGAGTTGTCGATGAATGAAGTCGTCGTAAACTGGGGGCTTGATGAAGCCCATACTCTCAGGAGTTTAAATATAAACGTACCGTCACCTATCACTAAACGGTACAACTGGCCGGGACAGTACAAACCATTCTCACACCAAAAAGATACAGCGTCTTTCTTGACCATGAACAAGAAGTCGTTCTGCTTCAACGAGCAGGGTACAGGTAAAACTGCATCGGCTATCTGGGCTGCTGACTATCTAATGACGCAGGGTAAAGTAAACCGTGTGTTGGTAGTCTGCCCGCTATCTATCATGGATAGTGCATGGCGTAACGACTTGTTTTCCTTTGCTATGCATCGAACCGTAGACGTGGCTCATGGTAGTAAAGAGAAACGCAAGAAGATCATCAACAGTGGTGCCGAGTTCGTAATCATAAACTACGATGGTGTCGAGATCGTTGCTGACGAGATAGCCAAGGGTGGCTTCGATCTATTCATTGTAGACGAGGCGACACACTACAAGAACGCGCAGACCAAACGGTGGAAGACATTGAACAAGCTAGTCGGTGAAAACGATTGGCTCTGGATGATGACAGGTACACCTGCTGCACAAAGTCCAGTCGATGCGTATGGTTTGGCAAAGCTAATCAACCCTCTGGCGGTGCCGAGGTTCTTCGGGTCATGGCGTGACATGGTCATGTGGAAGGTGACGCAGTTCAAATGGAAGCCAAAGGAAACAGCCAAAGATACTGTGTTCCGTGCATTGCAACCTGCGATTCGTTTTACAAAGGACGAGTGTCTTGATCTGCCTGACATGGTCTACACCAAACGCTTCGTCGAAATGACTGGGCAGCAGAAGAAATACTACGACACCTTACGCAAACGTCTTGTCATGGAAGTGGCAGGTGAGGATGTAACAGCAGCCAATGCCGCTATCGCTCTGAACAAACTATTGCAGATCAGCGCAGGGGCTATCTACACCGATGATGGTGACACGGTACAATTCGATATCAAGAACCGCTACCAAGTCCTCAAAGAAGTTATCGACGAGAGCAGCAAGAAAGTTCTGGTGTTCGTGCCGTTCAAACATACGATTGATTTGTTGATCGATAAGCTGACCAGCGATGGCGTAACGTCAGAGGTCATACGAGGAGATGTTCCTGCAAGTAAACGCACGGATATCTTTGATCGTTTCCAAAACAACCCCGATCCAAAAGTCTTGGTGATCCAACCGCAAGCTGCGGCTCACGGCGTTACGCTGACCGCTGCAAACACTGTGGTATGGTGGGGGCCGACATCTTCACTCGAAACATATGCGCAGGCGAATGCTCGCGTACACCGTTCGGGGCAGACACATAAGTGTACCGTTATACAGTTGGCGGGGTCACCTGCGGAAAAACGTATTTACCGTATGTTAGATGATCGTATCAACATACATACAGAAATGATAAATCTGTACAAAGAAATACTTGACTAAGTAGTATAAGTTACTATATGTCAGTTATACAAAGATATAATGGAGAATACACATGACGGTATCCGTCGAGAAACTAACTAAGGCGTACATCAAGATACGCGATAAACGTTCAGAGTTGTCTGCCAAATTCAAAGAAGAAGATGGCGCACTTGCAGATCAGCAAGATAAGATTAAACGCGCTTTGCTCGACTACTGTAAAGAGCATGGCGTAGACAGTGTGCGTACCCCTGCAGGGTTGTTCTACCGCACTGTCAAACAACGCTACTGGACGAATGATTGGGAATCCATGCATAAATTTATCATGGAGCATAACATACCTGAGTTCTTCGAGAAGCGTCTCAACCAAACAAACGTAAAGCAGTTCATAGAAGAGAACCCAGACTTAGTCCCTGCAGGGCTGAACGTGGACTCCGAATACGTTGTGTCAGTGAGGAAGAAATGACTGAAGAAACAACACCGTATGTAAACATCAATAAGGTTGCAGACTATTTCCAAGTCTCAATCTCAACCATTCGTAAGTGGGTCAACAATGGGTATATCCCAGACAGCACTTACATCAAAATCGGCGAAGTCTATAGATTTAGACTGGACGATGTAGAAGCGGCATTGACAGCCGCAACACAACAAGGGCAGAATGAAGCCCTTACACAATTATAATGGAGAACGGCATGGCAGAATTGTCATTATTTGAAGGGGGCAACTCCCTAGTAAGCAGCGACTTATTCAAACAGTTGCAGGAAACAGACGACAACTTGACAGGTGGTTCAGGTGGCGGGTCAGGCCCACGCCGAATCAGTCTGCGTGGTGGTCGGTTCCGTGAAATCGTAGGCGGCGAACAAGTCAATGTGAAGAGCGATGGCTTTTTGAACATGGTTATTGTTAACGCCGCGAAGTTGTCTCGTACTTACTATGCAGGTCAGTACGATCCAGAGAATCCATCTGCCCCAACTTGTTGGTCGCCAGATACGCAAGCCCCATCACCTGATGTTCCAAAGG